CGTGCTGCCGTTGATGTAGCGCTGGTCGTAGGCCATCGTGACCAGGCGGCAGGCATGGGAGACCGTGACCGGTTCGCCGCCCTCGATAGGGTCCGGTGACGTGGTGGTGATGACCGATCCGGCCTGGCCGAACCTGCTGACCATGCGGTCTGCCGTGCCCTGTAGGCGGGTGTAGAGCGGGTTGAGCATCAGTCAACAACTTTGCAGATGAGCCCATGCTTCGCGACAAACTGGATGCACCAGACGCCAAATGCATCAGCCTGCTTCTGCGACATGAGATGCGCGGCAACCCAATAGGCAGCGTACAGGAGGCGAAGCGCCATGCTGGCCCACCATCTACGCTTGATCGAGATACGAAGGTTCACATCTGCCATAATCGCCTCCTAAACGACCAGAATGCCAGGAAGAGCAGGCATCAGGAATGGCCAGAGCAGCCCCTCGATCGCGGTCACGACTGGCGTGGCCATGGCAACCAGATCAGCCAAGCTCATCGACGATGACGAAGAATATTCGACCTCGATCTGTCCGACCTTCTCGCGCTTCACAGTGCCGGATGCCGTGATGACCGGCGACAGGCTGCCGGGATTGGTCAATTCGAGGAATGCAGCCTCATAGGCAGCGTTCACGATGGCGGCGGGTATCTCTGAGCCAATGGCCTGCCCGTAGTAAGTGGTGGCGCCCGTGCGCGGCCATGCGCGCTCCTGCGCAAACCCTCCTGTGCGGACACCGGAGAACCGCGGCTCATACCGATCGATCACCAGAGAGCCACGCTGAAGTGCTGCGGTTATCTGAGCATCGGTCGTCCCATTGGGGACGACATAGCCGGCGGCAGTCCAGTAGAGCTGTGCTGCATCCTTGTCACCGTATCCGGCCATGTCGATCTCCTTGGGTGGATGGCCCGGCAGTTGCCCGCCGGGCTCAGTGGTCAGTCGGCGAGGTATGCCTTCTGGTCTTCGGGGCTCATCGCCTCGAAAGCCTTGGCATCGCTCTCGCGCATGTTCTTGCCGATCTGCTTGCCGTCATCGCCAAAGACGCCGAACCAGCCGGGCGAGGTTTCCTTGATCGAGTAGGCGCCTGCCGGCTGATCGCCCTTGAGCTTCAGGATCTCGGCATCCTTTTCAGCAAGCTGGCGCTTCAGGTCTGCGATTTCCTCGGAAGCTCCGGACGCGGCAGCCTTCAGGTCGGGCGAACCGGCCTGATTGATGTTCGCCGTGTAAGAGCCCTCGATCGTGAACCAAGCAGCTGCTTCCAGATGCTCCTTCTCGCGCTCGAAGACTTCGACGTCGACAGTCTCGCCCGGCTCAACAAGAACCGGACCGTTGATGGTGTTCACGCCGCGCGGGCCGGGCTGAGTGTTGGTGATCTGCATGGTGGATCCTCCTCAGATGCCGTCGAGATAGCGAACGGCCTTGGGCCGGCGGATATCCACACCACCCAGGCGGAAGATGCCCGGCACGTCGAAGCGCATCGGGCCCGTCTGCCAGGCCGGCAGGAACCGGAACGGCATGGGGATGTGCATCTTCAGGACGTCGGGCGAGCGGCGGTAGGCGACCAAACGCTTGGTGCCGCCTGCGCCGGCCGTATCCAGGTAGCCGAAGACGCCGCGGATCGTCAGCGGCTGGCCGGTCGTGCGGGTATAGATGTTGTTCCGCTCGATCCATTCCAGGATCGTGGTCTGGTTGACCGCGTCGATCCGGCGGGTGGAGAGATCCAGCATCACGGAATAAGGCATGAGCAGGGTGTCGGCGATCTCGCCGCCCAACGTGCCGGTGAACATCCCGGTGAGCTGGCCGTTGATATCGCGGAGGATCTGGTCAGGCGTCTTGGTGGCGAAGGTCGTGGCGGAGCCCGTGCCGTCGGCCGGCGCCGTGGTGGCAGTCGGAGTGGCGGCATTGACGAGGCCGGTGAAGCCCTTGCCAGTATCCCCGACAAAGGCGACCTGATCGATCTTCTCTTCGGCGATGCGGCGGGCAAGGCTGGCCTTGTCGTTGGAAAGGTTCATGCCGAGCAGCTGGGCCGTGCCAAGCTCCTCAAGATTGTACCCGTAGCCGATCGCCGCCATGGAGACGCCGGTTTCGAACTTCTCGCGGGTCAGGCCGACCTTCGGGACGTCCTGGGCCTCGCCATGGAACCACTGCGCCTGGCCGACGCCGTCCATGGAGAAGTAGGTGACGGACTGGATCCATTCCGGCGCCGAGGTGTCGACCGGGATCAGCTGCGGATACTGGATATCCTGGTAGCGGATCGCATAGACGGTCGGTTCGATCAGCGAGGCCTGACGGATGAGAAAGCTCATCGCGACCTGCTGAGCGTCATTCATGTGCATGTTCATTGAGGTCGCTCCTGTTAGCCGAGGCGCAGCACAGCGAGGCCAGCAGCAGTCGTGCTGGTGTCCCACTGGGCGTTCGCGATGAGGGTGTTGGAGGTCGCCGTCTTGGAAAGGACGCCGGTCGCCGGGGTGTAGTAGACGGGATCGCCGACTGCGACCGCTTCCGAGGTCAGAACGACGATGACGCCCTTCTTCAGAACCGCGACGTTGTCGAACTGCTCATACTTCCCGGTCGGACGGGTCGTGTCGAGCACGGCGATGCCGGCGAACTTCACGGTCGCTTCGGAGTCCACCACCTGATTGTCGGCGGTGCCCTGCACGCAGACCTTGCCGAAGCCGATGCCTTCGACGTCTTCAGCCAGACGCGTCACGACGACGTTCGGCTCCATGTTGGGGATCATGCCCTCGACCCAGCGGGCGTGAGTGGCGGCGTAATTGGTCTGGATGGCTGGCATCATGCGGCTCCCTTGTTCTGGGTCATCCAGGCCGAAGCCATATCGTTGACCATTGCGGAATGGGCGGTGGAGGCAGGAGCGCCATCAACCGGCTTCAGGCCATCCTTGACGACGGCTGCGAACGGATCGGCGCTCTTCACGTCCTTGGCGATCGCCTTGAACATGCCGGTGATCTCGGCGTCGGAGGCGTCCTTGACCATCTCGTCCCCGAGCTTGGCCTTGACGGCGGCGCGGCGGAGATCGGCATCCGAGAGGCCGGAGACTTCGATCTTGCTGTCGATGGCCTTGATCGTGGTGACGAGAGCAGCGCGATCTGCAACCAGCTTGTCGAGGTCGGCCGGCTTGGGGGCGGCGTCCTTCAGCTTCTGGTTTTCAGCCTTCAGCGTGCCGAGGTCTTCCTGCAGCTTGGCGAGTGCTGCGGCATGCGCGGCATCGTTGGCAGTGATCTTGGCCGCGGAGGACTCGAGATCCTTCTGCAGCTTGGTGATGGCCTGGGCGCCCTGGTCGGTCGTCTGAACCGACAGTCCGTCCACGACCACAGTCCGAAGTGCTTCAGTCATAGGGACTGTCTCCTTGTCAGTGGTTGATATCGGGGCGGCGCCCCATTCTTCGGAGGCGGCATCGCCGATCCGAGCCTGTGAACCAGCCCGGGCCCGATCGACGAGCGCGAGGTGGTTGATCTTGATGTTCTTCTGCTGAGCGTCGAAGGGCTTGCCGTCGGCCGTTACGCCTGGCGTCCAGTCGAGTTCGCAGACGTATCCGGCGGAGAGTTCGCGCTTGCCGCTCTCGACGCTCTGGATGGCGGAGGCATCCTTTAGGATCAGCGGCAGCCAGACCCAGTCGCCGTCCTTCTTGGCAGCCGTGCTGACCTCGCCAACGGCCAAGTCTTTCCAGTTGCCAGCGTTCACCGCCTGGGCCGGGTGGTCCACGGTAACGGGCGCATGGGTGAAGCTCTGCAGGCTGTCCTGCGAGAACACCTCATCAGCTGATCGGTGGACCCGGACAACCGCCATCTCCGGCTTGCCGACCTCGCTGCCGGAGTAGAGCTGGATACCGGTCCGGACCGCCTTGGCCTCAGCGACCAGATAGCCGTCTTCGGTCCGGCGCGTGCCCGCGACGGTTACAGCATCGGTGAATTGCATGGGCTAAGGCCTCAAATGAAAAAGCCGCCTCAGTGGGCGGCCTTGGTGGGCATCAGATGATGATCGGGAGCGCGTCAGCCGGTGTGCTCGACGATGTCCCTGACTTTTGCGAATGCTTCGTTGAAAGCACGGACGGCCTTCTCGGCTTCATCCATTCGAGGTGCTGCCTCCACTTTTGCTGCGTGGTCTCCGGGGAACTGCACCGGCCACGGCTCGGCAACGTATCGCTGATAGATTGCATTCAGGCTCTGAGCCGCGCTCATGGCTGCAAGGATATCCTCAACACGATCCGGGAACGCGATTGCGACTACATCGCCGCTGACTGTCCTAATCTGCGCCTCAGGCACCCCGTTCACACTCCACGTCCCGACACTCAAAGCCGATCGGCTGGCAGAAAGAGCGTGGAGAGTGGCGATAGTGGATAGCGCGTCATAGACGCTCGCTTTGGCCTGGGCCTCGCTGATGTCCTGCTGCTTTGCCACGATGGCCTCCTGAGTTTTCATGAGCTTGACCTGCTGCGCCGCGACGTAAATAGCGCCAGCGCCAACAAGCAAGGTTTGATACCGCTCCAACCAATAGTCGAAGCACGAGAGGAGGCTGTGGGACCATGACATCTTGCCACGATACCCATCGTCCCGACTGCTGCCAAGACTTTCACCTCAGGTTGAGCGCAACCACAGGCAAGATCTTCTGCATCACGATTTCCGACAGATCCTTCGTCTGGTGGATGTTGTCGTTGGTCGCGAAGCCGCCGACATAAAGCGTCTTGCTCGCCAACGTCTGTGGGCGGCTGATGCGGTATGTTCCTGTGCTACCCGCCGTTCCCGTCAACTGCTCCATGACCGTGCAGCCGCTGAGCGCCGTTGTCCCTGATGTAAGGCTATCGGTGATCGGATCGTTGCGGCTGAGCGACCCACTGGCTACCGCGGTTACAGTAAGGGTGGAGCCGCTGATCGACCCCGTAAACGTGCAGGCCGTAGCCCTAGCAGCAAGCGTCAAATTGCGATCAACGGGGAACTTGCCGAGCCGGAATGGATCCATGGCATCGGCTACGTCGAGGACGAATTTCTCCCCAGGGATGCCCGCCCTGATGCTTTCGTTCACCACAAGGCCCTTCGCCGCATTCGCACTGATCGTCTGGTTCGCAAGAGTGGTCGCGCCGTCGGTCGTGGAAGTCGTCGGGCATATGGTAGCGCCGCTGACACGATTGTTCGGGAAACGAGCGGCGAAAGTGGCGCGGTCAGCAATGAGCTGCGCCGCGGATCGACCGAAGGCGTTCAAATCGTTATAGCCGAGCCCATTGTGAACGTCCGTCACATACTGCGCCAGCTCTTCGCGGCGGGCTTTGTTCGCAGCTGCAAGATACTGCGCCAACCCAGTGCCGCTTTCCGAAAGCGAGATTACGCCGAAGCTTTGCGCGATGGCCGGGGTGACCAATCCGTTGCTGTAAAGAGGAGGCCGACCGGCTTCGTTACCGCACTCTCCATGGCTGTCCACGAATTCGAGCACCGAAGGTTTGCGGGTCTGCACAAGATAAGCAATCGGCGGGTAGCTGTATTCGCTCCCTGCCGGCGCCGCGTCAGTCATATTGGCGGGCGTGCCTGTGCCATTTTGCAGGAAACAATTCGGCGGCGCCTGATCGCCGATTTGGCCCTGGCGAAACAAAACACCGTTGCCGGTTTGGATCACGCGGAAGCGTGGGGCCGCGTTAGCCGGAACATACTTGTTGAAGTTGAGGAACAGCGTGGTGTTGTTCACATGCGGCACGGCAAGCGGCACGGCCTGGGACCCGGCGGCGATGTTCTCCGTCGCATAGGTGTAGACGCCCGCTGGATATTCCATGCGAACCAAGAGCGTCCCGTCCCCAGCTGGCGCCGCTTCTTCGTTGCTCGTCTGCCTCCAGCGCGCCCATCCGACGCGGGGATACCCGCCTTCGACGGTGAATACGACGTCCTCAGTCCGTGCCCATGCCGTTGCGCCCGTAATGAGGTTGCGTGGCGGGAAGCAACGATTAGCCGATTGGCCCCAATAGACAGGCCGCGCAAGAAGCTCGCTCATGCGGCGATCCTTTCAAGTTCAACAACCGGCTCGCCGTTCTCGGTAGCGGTGATCGAGTTCTCGGTGACATATCCCCAGCGGTAGCCGGAAGGCGCTGGATAGGGGCCAGATGCTCCATCGTGCAGCACCGGGATCGTATCTACCCACTGCCCTGCGCTGTTCTGCGCTGCCTTGCCGGTGACGAACCTGACCGGTCTGCCAAGCGGGTCTTCCGTGACAGGAACGGCATCCACCGGCCGTCCGGCTGCATCAGTCTCGCCGGCAACCGCTGTCCTCACGGGCAGAGCATCAACGGGCCTGCCGGTGCTGTCTGTGGCAACAACGGTGGAGACGGTCTTGATGAGCATCATTCCTCCGTCAGGCGCTCAGCCCAGTCTTCCTTGACCTCTGCGAACAGTTCCGGCCCAAGGATGATTTCGCCCTGGTATGGCTCGACATCGCCGAGGTCCGGCGCATCCGGGTCGTAGCTGATGGTGATGTGCGGCTGGTACTCAGGATGATCCCACGAAGCCCCAGCTTCCTTGATGCTCTCGTGCCGCCACTGAAGCTCACTCGCCTTGAACAGCAGGACCCGTGCTTCCCCGAACTGCTCCATGAGGCGCGGACCACCGGCAGCAACCTTTAGCTCGCTCTGCCAGCTCTCGCCGACCGCCATCCAGTCCACGGGGGTGCGGCTGAAGGCGATCGTGACATGAAGATCTTCGGCAGGCAGCGTGGTCGTGAACCCCTGCCCTTTTGCCCAGGCGATCAGCTCCGCGGCGTTGACCACCTTGCGGGACACATAGAGCGTCCGTGGAGCGGCATCGTTTGCTGCGCGCTGCATCCGGGCCACGTTGTTGACCGGCGGCTTCTGTGCGGCGGCTGCGGCGGCAAGCTCTTCTTCTGAGGGCTCCTGCTCTGCCAGCGTGCCATGTTTCGCTACCGCAGCGTCCAAGCCTGGCAGAACGCCATCCTCGACCAAGCGGTTGACCAGAGCATCCGACATAGCGTCGCGCGCGATGATCTCCTGCCCGGTACCGCTGCCCACGATCGTGCGAGCTGCGTCGGCAGTGGTCTTGAAGATCTCCGCCCGCTCCTTTTCGCTCATCTGCTCCAGCGGCGACCAGCGATAGTAGACGCTCGTGTCGCGAACATCGGCCGAGCGTTCCAAAGCCTCATCGAGGCGAACCATCGCAGGCTGAAGCTCCAGCTCCTGCATCGACTGGATGCGGTCGTGGTAGTTCTTCATGTCTGACGCGCCAGTCGAGTTCATGCCGGCCGGCGACTGGCCCAGAAGACGGGTCACAGGGATATCGGCGGCGCCTGAAACGATCTGCATGAACGCCATCAGGATGTCTGTCAGCCCGGCCAGTTGCGCGCTCTTGGTCTCGTATTCTTCGTCCTTGTCGAGGATCAGCGTGCCGTTGATGCCCTTGGAGGTGTTGGCGAGCGTGTAGCGTTCCAGCAGCTTCTGCCGGTATAGCTCATTCCCCAGGTTTGCCATGAAGTCGGGAATGCGGATGATGTCGATCTTCGCCTCGAAGATCAGGCTGGCGATATTGCCCGCGGTGCTGTCGGCATTCTTCACCGCGTCGAGCGTCGACTGCAGCACGCTGTCTCCCCAGCCCTGATAGGTGGTGATCTCATCGTCTGCCGGCATGGCGCCGCTGAAGAGCACCAGGCGCGAAGGATGGATGACGATCTGGCTGCCGTTGGCGCCGCTCAGCGTATAGTCCTTCGGCTTTCCGTAGAATTCCGATTCCGGATTGCGGTCGATCTCGCCGGCCGTCAGCTGGCGGCGCGTCATCACGTTCAGGTAGCGCAGACCGCCCTTCTTGATGCGCTCGACGTCCAGCGGCTCGCTGAGAACCGGTTCACCAGTTCCGATGTAGACCGCGGCGCCGCCGAACAGCCTGCCCTTCTTGGCCGCTTCCAGGATCTTGCCCTTGATGTTGAGGCGCTGCTCTTCTTCCTCGATCGCGGCAATCTGAGGCTTCTTCGCCTGCCAGTCGCGCCACTTGCGGCAGCTGTCCAGCGCCGGGATGTCGACGATCTTCCGCGGCAGCCATGAGGTGCTGTATGCGGCGATCAGCTGCTCGTCCGTCAGGACGTTGTGCGCATAAAAGGTTGTGGAGGCCTTGTCGCGGTCGGTGCCCATCCTCGAAACAAGGCTGGTCAAGCTATCGCGCATCAGTGCGATGACGTTGGACATTCTCGTTCCTTAGACGTTGGCGAGGGTGAACGTGCTGGCGCTCAGGAGCGCATTGAATGCCCTGCTGGTGCTGTCCGCATCGTCGTCATGCTTTGCCTCTGGGAAGCTCTCCAGAGAGTTGAACCAGGCTTCGTTCCACGGCCCGCGAAGCACCATCACGTTGCCGGCTTCCGCTTGGGCAGAGAACGGGCTGAAACGCGTGACCTTGTCGCCCGATTCAGGAGATGACCGAACATTGAAGCCGGCCAGCATCTTGGTCAGGTTGATGATCTGCGACTTGCCGGCCTGACCCGGATCCTGTGGCAAAGAGATCTGCGTCTCGCGCCCGTCGGCATCCGCCGTGTTCTTGATGAGCCTCTCTACGCCTGAGGGCTAGAGATGATCGGAGACATGGTGCCCGACGATATAGCTTCCATTCGGCAGCTTGCCGATCTTCGTGCCCGCAGTCGCGTCAGGGTCCTTCCCTTCGACCTTGGGCGTCGACGCCAAGTCCCAGCCGCGCATCCAACGGACACCAGCTGGAACAGCATCGACGATCTGGCACCAGCCTCGCTGAAACAGCAGGCCAGCGGCGGGCCGGATCTTCCAGTTGCCGCCGAGCAGGCGCTCCCGTTCGACTGTCGGCTGTGCCATGAGATTGGCGAGGTAGCCAGGATCGGCCGCCATCAGCATGGCGTTGTCGCTGAGCTTGGCCGGGATGAACGTTACCGACTTCGGCGGGATCGGATCGCCGGTCAGCGGGTTCGTGTGGTGGGCAAGCTCCTGTGAGCTGTCGGCCCAGATGATCGTGTCACCTATGCGAATGAACCAGCGGAGCTTGCCGGCGCGCTCTGCGATGGCGAAGCCGGTCTCTTGGTCGATCCACCAGGATATGAACTCGGCAACCCAGCTGTCCGCATCCGGATTGCAGGTCGCCCTGACATAAGGCCGGACGCCGCACATGGAGCGGTTACGGCTGAGCATGTACCAGAACTGCTTGGCGCTGAAGTGGGTCAGCTCGTCGAAGCAGATCAGCGGGATCTGCGACCCTTGCCAGTTGTAAATGGTCTTCTCGTGCTCAAGGTGGGCAAAGGAGACGCCTGCCCCTGATGGGAACTTCCAGCTTAGGTCCGGCGCCGATCGCGGATCAGCGCGAAGGTGCGGATAGAGCTTCTCGCTCTCGTCCCAGAGGCCGCCTTCGTTGCGGACCTGCGTCAGGTTGCGCCGGAAGAAGACCGCGCCGAACTGTGCATTCCCGACGTGACGAAGCGGCTCCATGAGGAGTGCCCACGTTTTACCCCCGCCGGCGGCCCCGCCGTAGATGGCGATGTCGGCCGGGGATGAGAGGAACGTGGTCTGTGGCCCGGGCTGCGGCCGGATGATGGTCTGGGCTGCCGTGCCCTGCTCACGTCCTGCCATTGTCGGGCAACTGGAAGATCGTCACCGGCGACACGGGCACCGGCAGGTCCTTTCCATCCTTCCCTGTCAGCTCGCGCCGATTGGTGTAGCTTCCGCCAACTTCCTCTGCTGCCTGTTTCAGGAGTGACGATGCCAGCACCATGTTGCCCAGCCCTTCCGCCTTGTCTGCCATGCGCTGGAGAGCGCGGAGACGAACGGCGCGGTGGCTGATGGCGATTGATGCCGTGTCTTCCAGGAACGTCTTGCGGGTCTCTTCGTGGAGAGCCGTCCACTTCGGCGCGATCTTGGCTGCTGCCTTCTTCGTCGGGTCGTAAGTTTCAACGAGCTGCCGGCTGATGTCGACGCCGAATTCCTTCTTGACCGAGGCGGCAACAATCGAAGGGCTGTCGAAGCATGCGATCGCCTGCACGATGTAGGTCTTCACTTCAT